CTCTGTGTTCAAGGCTTTTGATTCTAACAAAATAATATTTCGTCGAGCAGAAGTATCTATGCTTGCTGGAACGCCTGGTGTTGGTAAGTCTACGCTTGCCCTAGCCTTGGCACTTAAGATGAAAGTTCCAACACTTTACATCTCAGCAGATACTAATGCACATACTATGGCTATGCGCCTTGCATCAATGATTAGTGGCAAAAACCAGAGTGATGTAGAACAACTACTTCAGAATGATTTGGGCTGGACCAAAGCCACTCTTGCAAAGGGTAGCCATATTGTATGGTCTTTTGAATCAAGTCCATCATTACAAGATATTGATGAAGAGGTACAAGCCTTTGAAGAACTATGGGGTTGTCCTCCTGTTGCTATCTTTGTAGATAACTTAATGGATATTGCAACTGATGGCGGTGAAGAGTTTGCTTCAATGCGAGCCATTATGAAAGAGTTAAAGTTTTTAGCACGTCATACAAACGCTGGAGTTATTGTTCTTCACCACACTAGCGAAGCAGTAGAAGGTCGTCCTTGCCAACCACGTTCTGCATTACAAGGAAAGGTAGCACAACTACCAGCCTTGATTGCAACACTTGGTGTAGTAGGAACATCAATGGCTGTAGCACCTGTAAAGAATAGATATGGTAGGGCTGATGCTAATGCCAATATAAATGTGTGGCTTGCATTTAATCCTGAGTATATGTATATGGATGACATTCCAGAGAGCGCATAATGATTGTTGACTTAAGTCAGGAAGAAGTACGTGTGTGTACTATGCTGGCTACTGAGCGTTGGCTTGCTAAGTTTGGGTCAACTGATAAACCTAACTATGCACAAGGTAAGGCAGATGGAAAACTAGAGCACGAACTGCTGGCAAATGTGAGAGCAAATATCTGTGAGTGGGCTGTGGCTAAACAGTACAACCAGTCTTGGAATGTTCCTTGGTACCCAAATGCTCTTCACCCCCAAAGAAAATCCTTGCCAGATGTAGGTGGAAACTATGAGGTCAGGTCAGTTAGAACTCAAAACTCTATTCCATTCTGGGATAAGGATAAAGATAATTATATATTTGGAGCCAAGGTATTAGAAACAGATTACTACTCTAAAGTGGAGGTATATGGATACGTCGAGCCTACCAAGTATATGACGGATGAATGGTATGATTCATACATAAGCGGTTGGCGTGTGCCAGTTACTGAGTTTAAGGAATAATACTGTGGCATCTCAATCACGTAAGCATAGGGGCTATCGTAGTCAGAAAGTATTGGCTATGTATTTAGCAGAGAATGGATTTCCATATGCTGAAAGTACTGGTGCAGGACGAAGTGGTTCAGATATAACTGGATGTGTTGGTATTGATTGGGAAGTAAAAGCAAGAACTGGATTTAATCCATCTAGTGCTGTTGCACAACTAAAAGAAAGAGCAAAGAAAAATATACTAGGTTTAGTTTGTTTAAGACTAAACGGACAGGGGGAACAGAAAGTGAAAGATTGGGTTGTAGTCTTAAGACTTGAAGATGCAGTTAATCTGCTTAGAGAGGCAGGGTATGGTGATAAAAAATGATAGCGACTTACCAAGTATCAAAGAAATCCTTGCACACTACGGAGCAAAGTTCAGAAACAGTCACGGTCAAGTCAACATCCGTTGTCCATTCCACTCAGACACACATCAATCTGGAAGTGCAAACCTTGATAAAAATATTTTTATATGTTTCGCCTGTGGAATACAGGGAAATAGTTTACAAATCATTTCAAAGTACGAAGGAGTAAATATTCGTGAAGCAAAGCGTATCGCAGAAGGAATTGTTGGGCAAAGCAACAGAGAGATACAGTCAAAACATTTATCAGGCGGAAGATTACCTCAAGCAAAGAGGAATTCCCCTAGAAGTAGCACGGCTGGCGCGATTAGGCGTAGTCGTGGAGCCTGAAGTTGGGCACGAAGCATTCATTGGAAGGTTATCTATCCCGTATATCACCAAGACTGGTGTTGTTGACTTGCGATTTAGGTCTCTTAATCCTGCTGTTGAGCCTAAGTATATGGGGTTAACTGGTGCAGAAACTAAAATGTACAACGTGCTTGATGTTGATAAGGCTAACGATATTATCGGAGTGTGTGAGGGTGAACTAGATACTCTTACTATGTCTGCTTGTGTTGGTATTCCTTGTGTTGGTGTACCTGGTGCTAACAGTTGGAAGAAACATTACACAAGATTGCTTGCAGATTTTCAAAGAGTATTTGTCTTTGCAGATGGTGACCAACCTGGCACAGAGTTCGCCCGTAGTCTTGCTCGTGAACTACCCGTAACCATAGTGCAGATGCCTGACGGCGGAGATGTTAACTCTGTCTATGTAGCAGAGGGTGCTGACTTTATATTAAGGAAAGTAAATTCATAATGCTAGACGATTACCATTGTGAGAACTGCAATAGAAGTTTTGATAATGGCTTTGAGTTTGTTGAACACTTTATGGAGGAAGAGTGTGATGATGTCTTTGACCCTTATCTAATCCTACCTAATGGGGTTAAGTTACAGGTCGGTTCATTACTTAGATTTATTTATGACCACGCTGAACACCCTGAACAGATTAGAAAGATAAGTGAATCTACCTATGTGACCTTATTTGCAGCAGAAAATCAGGTAGAAGAGGTAGAAGAAATGATTAAAGAGATGGTGGTTAGTTCGGAAATGTTGAAGTTTGATGATAGTCTTAAGACACTATTAGAACAAGCAGACCCAGATGATATTGAAGGAGAGCAAGATGATGATTGATAACTCAATACAGTATGAGTCCAGTAATGATTACAAAGATATAATAACTAAAGTAAGTACCACTAAGTTTGAGCAAGATGTAAGAGCGGTGATGCAAGAGTTGGGTGACCTATTGATTCAGAAGCACTATGACTATGGTCCCAAGAATATTGGTGAGTCTCCTGGTGGTCCAATTAACGGATTACGTGTGCGTATGTGGGACAAACTAGCCCGCATTAATAATTTATTTGATAAGAAAAGAGACGCAGTAAATGAACCATTAGAGGATTCATTTAAAGACTTAGCAAACTATGGAGTCATAGGGCTTCTAGTCTTAAGAGATAAGTGGGATAAGTGAGAGAGCAAGAACTATTTGATTGGTTAAAAGTAGAATACTTTCCAGACCTTGAGCATTCTCCAAATGAATATGATGGGTTTGATTGTATAACCGCAGAGAATAAAATGTTTATAGAGTTAAAGTCAAGGCATACTCACTACCCAACCCTGCTTATTGAGAAGAAGAAGTATGATTTTTTGTTGGAAAAATCTTCCGTCTTAAGTTATAACCCTTACTATATAAACTCCACACCAGAGGGTGTATGGTCTTTTGATTTAAATGATATGCCTGAACTTGAGTGGGCAGAGAAACGATTACCTGTTACTACTGAGTTCACTAACACAAGTTACACAATGAAAGTAGTTGGCTTCCTCCCTGTTGAAAAGGGAAATAAACTTAAATGAATTGGGACGAAGTAAAGAAGTGGGATTATATTGTAGACACAGTAGCCTTAGAATACAACAGGAAGTTTAATATGGTAGAGGTTGCTGACTTAAGACAGGCATTATGGTTGTGGTTTGCTGAACACCCAAACAAATTAAAAGAATGGGAAGCAAAGGGTGAGCGTGATGCAAAGAACTTAATCTATAAGTCGTTAAGAAATCAGGCTATTGATTACTGCCAACGCTGGAAGGCTAAGTCTGTTGGCTATGATGTTAGTGATTTGTTTTATTACACATCTGAAATTGTAGAAACTATATTACCTGCTGTCTTAAGACAAGAGTTTGGTGTATCACATAAATTAAATCTTGGTGGTCCTGGTCGTCCTAGTGCACCGTCAGAGGGCGGAAACTTAATAGTGCTTATGCTTGAAATTGATTACGCATTCTGGAAGTTAAGTAAAGAAGACAGACGCATATTGTTTATGCGCCACGCAGAATCTTTAGACTTCAAAGAGATTGCTAATGTCTTAAGTCTTGGGTCTGAAGACGCATCTCGTATGAGACACAAGAGGGCTATTGGTAAACTAGTTCGTAGACTAGGTGGATACAAGCCTTACAATGATAAAGATTTTGCTGAGTCAGAGGAATCTGAAGAGGAAGAACCACCTTTACAAGGTGAACAATAGGGCATTTTGCCCCGTTTTTTCCCTTGTCTTTCAAAGGTTTTGCCACATTTAGGGCAGACTAATTCAATCATTTGTTGTCCGTCTTATAAAATCCTGTACCCTTAAACTGAACAGGCAATGGAGTAAATACTCTGTCTGCATTATTACCACATACACAGTTAACGTCGTGGCTTCGTTCATCTACACTTCTACTTAAGACGTAAACTGCTTTACATTTATTACATCTATACTCATAAGTTGGCATTTATATTTCCTCGTCTATCGGTGTTGGTGCAGTTGCTATTGCTCCACAAACTACACAAGTCTGTCTTAAGTCGTACCAACTAACACTTCTTTCTTCTGCGTCCCACATTACATTCACTTGCCACAATTTAGAACCACAAACACACACCATAATTGGTGTACCAGTTAAGTCTAACATCAATAATAATTTCTTTTTAAATGAAAGTTCCACGCTTTGCAGGGTGTGGTGTATCTGTGCTTTATATATTTATACGCCCTTAGAATCTGAATCTCTGGCATACTAGACTTCTCACCTAGCACTTGTCCTATTCCATATGCAGTTGACTTGGGATTATCTGCGAACTGGTCGAACCTTGACTCGGCTGTAAATAATTTAGAGATGCAATCCCATTGCTTATCCTTCCAACCGTAGCCAGCCCACGCAAACTCTTTGGCTATTCTTTTATTCTCTTTCTTTTCTTGCGGGGTTGCTTTAGTTCTCTTACTGATAACTGGTATCTCATCTTTAATGCTTTGTTTTATTTTATCTGATATAGATAGCGAGGTCATTGAGGCGAAGACAATACCTATGGAAATAACTCCTACGGATTTTCTCATCACGACGCTCTTGCAATCTTAGACCTTACCTTCAATCGGAAATACTCTTCAACGTGTTGTTTCTTTTTTGGTACTTTGCCCTTCATAAATAATCTTTCTGAATACATAAGCCCACCCCAAACTGAACCAGAAAATAAATTGTCTTGTTCTAATCCCGTCTTAAGACATTGCTCTCTCACGGGACAACCATTGCATATGTTTATTGCAACTTGAACTTTTTGTACTTCGTATTCGTAGTCATCAGGGTTGTTAGTTCGTTCATAGAACCACCAATCTGGGTCATACCCTATGCACGAGGCTTTCTTATACCAACTAGGTTGTTTAACTACTCCATCAAGATTCATTCTTTACCGCCTTAAGTTGTAATACTGGCAAAACATTTACACACTTGCCGTGGTGGTTGTCTTGAAACACCTCCTGCGCCTTGTACTGTAGGGAATATAGTACCTCATCTTGTTTATCTGGGTCATATAGTTCGAAGTTTTCTGGTAATAAATCCTCATTTACCCACACATCTACTACTCTAACGCCCTTTGTTTCATAAGTTAATCTGTATTGTTTCATAACTCCTCCTGTTCTGCTGGGTCTACCCACATAATCTCGCCATACTCAGCCCAAAATCTTTCTAACATCTCATTTTCTTTCTTAATATCAATCATCATCTCCCCACATTCTGTCTGGTTCTCCGTCGCCAGCGTGTGCTTCTTCTGGGTCGTGCCGTTCTCCACAATCATCACACATTTCATATCCATAATATGCTACGTCATCTTCTAATCTTGGCTCAGGCATTTGCTTCTACTTTCGGGCAGTCATCTGCCAGTTGTCCTTCTCCATTAGTGCCTTCACATATACACCACCCAAATCTTTCCACTTGGGTAGCGTGGGTAAGTTGTGCTAACTCTCCCCAACTTATTGAATCGTCAAGCATTACTCTCCTCCTCATTCTTTACCAAATCATTTATACTTGGCTCGTTTAATTCCTTGTACATTGGTGCGAGTAGTCGCTGTGAAAACTCGTTGACTCTGTTGTAATACCAGAACTCCCAATCATCTTTGTCTATCACTTGTTTGCTCCCGTCTTAAGTTGTATTAGTTTGTTTGCACTTTCTGTTAGTGAACCCCAGTTGAACTCAGCCCACCCACAATCAATACATTCATCACTAGACTCGTTCATCTGCCAGCCACATTCAGGACAAGGCTTCATATCTTTACCCTTCCGTCTTCTATTGCTACCCTTGTAAGATTAGGTGAACCACAAGCACACCAACCTCTATAATCATATAGTTTTTTTAGCGTGGTAATCTCTGTTAATGTATCACAATCATTACATACATAAGAATATTTAATCCACATTACTTCACCCCTTCCAACTCTGATAGAATTAGTTCTGCATTCTCAAATATATCGTAGATTGTCTCATCAAAGAAACATTCTTTGGCATATTCCTTGGCTTTTTCTTCGCTCTCTGCCTGTATCTCGTAAGAAATCGGCACTAACTCTATAGTTATCCTATAGTTTTTCATTTGTTCTCCTGTCTTAAGACATAAATTGCTTGAGTTGGTTTTGTTTTCTCAACCCAGCCTGTTGCTTCAGTCCACATAAGTTGTGGTTCTATATCTTTAGGTTCAACTTTTACCCATTCAAGTTTCATTTATTCTCCTGTCTTAAGACTTGATTTAATAAAACCATAATGTTTGTTTTAGTACTCATTGTAGTTGCATATCTTCCATTCTTAAATAGATGATACTCACCCCCACTATGACGTGCTTCCCATACATTACCTTCTTCATCTGAACCAGACGCTACGTTATAGCCTGTGTCTGTATAACTTGCTACCATTTTTATTCTCCTGTCTTAAGTTGTAGATTTGTTTTTGCTTTTCGGATAGCGTCGTCTAACGCATATCGCATATCAGTAAACTCCCAGTTATCAAAAATAAGGTTGGCTTCAAACCAAACCTCATCACTAATTACATCATCTCCACTTGATAAGTCTTCCTTGTCGTACCATTGAATACAAATCTCTTCGTCCATTGGTAATTGTTTTAGTGCTTTGATTGCATTTTTTACTTGCATTATTTATCTCCTGTCTTAAGTAGTATTTATCCGTAAACTAACTCGCCGAAGATTGCATACTGCACAATAAAATCTCCGAAACAAGCGTCGTAATCTTGCGTGTCTAGTGGATAATTTCCACAATGAGTTTGACCTGCTTTGATTGCCAGTTCATACCCCCTGCGTAAGTCTTCCACCTCGACGACGTAAGACTTTTCTTCTATGCTGTCGTACACTCTTACGGCTTGAGGGTTTGGCGTAATCTTACCGTCAACTCTTTTCCATAAGTCTATTCCTTGGTAGTTTGGTTTGCGTAATTTCCTGCACCAGTAGTACATTCCTGCACCGTCGCAACCCCAGACCGCTTCCCATAATTCATTAACTGTAAAAGATTTACTTACTGTTAATGTTTCGTTTGCGCTCATACCTTCTCCCGTCCTTTCGTTGCTTAACTATTGCACTATTTACTTTTGGAATCAATAGTTCTTTTAGTGAATTGCGTCTCACGTCTTAAGTCGTAGCCGTGCCCACACTCTGAGATTAAGACTAAACAATCACCACAATAAACTTGGTTTGTGTTTGCCATTTCTAGCCTCCTGTCGTTGCTTTTATTTATATAATAAGTCAAGGCAGAATTGAGAAAGGTTTTCAAATTCTACTTTGCACTCTTCGGGTGTTGTGATGTCGTTTAATAGCCAGATAATCCCCAGCCCTAGGGCGGTCAAGATTACCGCCCTTACTCTGCGTCCTCGTCTGGTTAGTTTCATTTGTTTTCTTTCTGTCTTAAGTTGTACATTGAGCCGAAATTATTTTGAATAGTTTCGCCCCACTTTTTAAAGCGTTTATATTCTCTAACTTTGACGTAGATAGTAGGACTCTCGCCGTCGTCGTAGCCTTCGATAGCCCCTCTTCCTAGGTAGCCCTCCTCTATCCAGCCCAGAACCTGACCGCTTGCCGTTGTTCTTAGCCAACCCCTGCGAGGGTTTCCGTTTGCGTCGTTATCTGTTGCGATTTTAATTAACATTAGTTAGCCTCTGTCTTAAGTTGTATATAGTGGCGGGCGATATCGTCGAACACACTAGAACCCCAACCTATAAGCATTTGGCTAATCAATAAAGCCCCGACCTCGTGCCCGTTTTCTTTCTCACGTTCTACAACTTGGGAGATGTAGGTTTCGAACTCTGCTTTTAATACGTCGCTCAATCCCGATACATTTTTTACCTTGGTCTCTTGCTTGTCCATAATCTCGGTGTAAGCGTTGAAATCGTTATCAACTACTAGGCAGTAGTCAGAAACGAATTGCTCCCTTGATGTCGTTGTAATCGCTTGCATTTTTTCTCCTATCTTAAAAGATAAGGGCTTGTCCCTTATCTAGTGCCCCAATGGTATCTTGAATACCCGTAGCCTTTAACTATTTGGGGCTGTGAATTGAATCACATTCTTTCTGTCTTAAGTTGTATTTAGTTTTCTATCTCGTGCACTAAGTACTCGAACTTTAATTTTGGATTGACCTCGTTAAGTTCATCAACTAGGGCGACGATTTCTTTCATATTCTTAGCGGTTAGCGTTCCTTTTAAAAGGCTACCCTGCCAGATTGTATAGGTGATTTTCATTTTTTCTCCTGTCTTAATTGGTTAGGGCTTTTCCCTAACTCGTGCCCCCGCTAGGTCTTGAACCTGCGCCCTCTGGTTAAGGGTGCGGGGGCTGTCTTGCTTAGTTGTCGTCTCCTTCTGCCTCTTCGGTCTTGAACTCTGATTTACAGGCTTGGCAGATAGGGGCGCACTTTTCTAGTGTCTTAAGACTCAAGCGGATTTTTTCCCCACAGTTGCACTCTGCCACCAATAAATTCTTATTGCGTCCCTTAGGGGCAGATTCGGATTCTTGAATGGCGGTTATCTTTAAAGCCTCGGCGATTATGTTTAAAGCCTCTGCCCATTTTTCCTCGCCCTCTGGTGTTAGTGTAGTTAGGGCAAATCCGAAACGCTTTACCTTTTCCACCTTAAGACCTAAGCCCTCCGCTACCTTAGCGAAATGCTTGTTGTGGTATTGCTCGCTTGTGCAATCGTTAACGCCGTTTTTGTAATTGATTGAGTGGCTTATCTCGTGGATTAGAGTTGCAAGGACACCTTCTGCCCCGTTTTTGAAGAAATCGGCATTGAACATTATTTCATTGAAAGATTCTTCACCAGATTTCCAAGGCTTGTAATGTGTGAAATGTGCTTTTTTGCCCTTGGTGTTTCTGGTGATTGTAATGGTGGCGCGGGGCGCGTCGGTTTCCTTTTTGATAATCTCGTGAGCCTTTTCTAATGCGTTTTGGATAGGGCTAAGAGATTCGGTTTTAAGTTGAAAAATATTCTCAACCTTTACCGCTTTTCTTGTTGTTGCTGTCTTCATTTTTTCTCCTGTCTTTAAAGGCGGAGGCTTTTCCTCCACCTAGTGCCCCCCGTCGGTCTTGAGCCGTCGCCGTCGTTAACGGGCGGGGGGCTGTCTTTCTATAATTCGCCGTTAATTGCTTTTTTAACCTGTTTCATATTATCTATGAATATCTGAACGCTGTCCATATTAAGACCGCTTGAGTAGTCATTTTCATCAACTAGGAAGAAAGTATTAACGCCGTAATACTCACTTAGAATAATTCGGGCTAATTTGGTATCTGTTGCGGTGGCGTCATTTGTTAGTGAGTAAATGCGTGCCACTCTGTTGATTAGGTCTTTATCGTTAGTCATTGCCTTGGTCATTTTCTTGCCCCTGTCTTTTCTGTCTTAAGTGGGCTTTTCCCACTAGGAAAAAGGTATCAGAAAAAAAGGAAAGTCTCTACATTTCCTACCAATCGGCGTGTTAATTGCATCACATAATTACCCCCCGAAATATGAGACAAATCTTCTCAATATATGAGACGGGTCTAGTCTGAATTCTATTCCTACCCCCCGCGATAAAGGGGAGGGGAGAGAGTTCCCAACCGTTCAAATGATTATGCGTTCATTCCTTGCTAGAAATCTCGGTTTAAATATAACTTTACATAATATTAAGTACATCTAAGTAAGTAGATACGTCTTAAGACGGGAAAGGTAGGGCAGAAAAAGGGTAAGGGCAGAATCTTTGAGGGTACATTGTTTAAATACGCTTACTCCTATGTAAGTATACTCACCCTAAATATTTCTGTTATATCCCCCCATAAGTAGTATAAATCAATACTTTTGTCGCCAGAGGGCGACTATTTAAAAATACTTCATATAAATCTGTTCGGTTTTACGATTTGAACAGGTTATCTTATATGTATAGATATTTATATCTATTAGGAGCGTCGCTCCGCCTCTGCGGGCTACGCGACGTAAATATATATAATATATATAATAATATATATGGGGGTATTCTGCCCGTTTACTAGGGGCGTTTAATCTATGTTTTAAGGGGAGACGTATGGGTAGGAAACCTGGGATACAAAACATCCCAAAGGAAGCAGCCCAGAAGCAAGTTCTGGAATTACTGAGCCAAGGCTCAACGATAGTTGATGCTATGAAGGCTGTTGGTAGGAATGAAGTAACCTTCCGCCAATGGTCAATGAACCAACCTGAGTTTAAAGATTTAGCCGACAAAGCCCGCCTTGCGGGTAAGGGTGTCAAGGCTGACCTATCTAACCTTAAGGGTATTACCTTCCCCGAATTCTCTGAGCAGTTCTTAGAAACTAAACTATTTCCTCACCAGTTAAACTGGATTGACTTAATTGATGGCTTACCACCCCGTTGGCAGCCACCTGCGATAATTTATGAACCAGGCGCACCCAACCGAGTTTTAATAAACGTACCCCCTGAGCACGCCAAGTCAACGGTGATTACGATTAACTACGTAACCTACCGAATTGCAACTGACCCGAATGTTAGAATCATTATTGTTTCTAAAACTCAGGGTATGGCTAGAAAATTTTTAAGTGCCATAAAGACCCGTATGTCCCACCCATCTTGGATTAAGTTACAGATGGCATTTGGTCCAAACGGCGGATACAAGGCTGACTCACCTACCTGGTCAGCAGATATGATTTACCTAGGTGCTGGACGAGACTCTGGCGAAAAAGACCCTACGGTACAGGCTTTAGGATTTGGGTCTCAGATTTACGGTGCCCGTGCTGACCTGATTATCCTAGATGATGTTGTGATGAACTCAAATGCCCACGAGTGGGAAAAGCAAATTGAATGGCTTCAAAAAGAAGTTATCACACGTTTGGGACGGCACGGAAAACTGCTTATAGTTGGAACCCGTGTCGCCCCTATAGATTTATATAAACAGATACGAGATGGTTCAAACTGGACTGGTGGCAAATCGCCATTTACATACTGTGCAATGCCAGCCGTTTTAGAGTTTGACGAGAAACCAGAAAACTGGAAAACCCTTTGGGCAAAAACTGATAGAGCCGAAGGTGATATAGATGAGGTGGACGAAAATGGACTTTATCCAAAATGGGATGGACCCGCGTTATTTACAAGGCGGTCTGAAGTTGCTCCGAGTGTCTGGGCTATGGTCTACCAACAAGAAGACGTCACCCAAGACGCAATCTTTGCACCAGGCTCTGTCGCAGGATGTGTCAACGGAATGCGAAAGCGTGGACCGCTAAAACCTGGGGCACCTGGTCATCCAAAAAATGTTGAGGCATATACCATCATAGGGCTAGACCCCGCTATGGCTGGTGCTACTGCAGCCGTTGCAGTTACTTACAATAAAGCAGATGGCAAGATTTATGTTTTAGATTGTGCCAATATGACCGAACCTACACCTTTTAAGATTCGAGAACTTATCGAAGAGTGGGTTCAAAAATTTAAACCACAAGAATTACGTATTGAGATTAACGCTCACCAGAAGGCTTACGCCCTAGATGATGAGTTAAGAAACTGGCTTGCAGCACACGGTTGCCAATTGAACTCACACTTTACTGGCAAGAACAAATGGGATACATCTTTCGGTGTAGCATCTATGGCAGCCCTATTTGGAAACCTGCGAGATGGCAGATTCCAAGATAATAACTTAATTGAACTACCAAGTAATGAAGGCTCTGAAGGTCTTAAGGCGTTAGTCCAACAGTTAATCACTTGGAAGCCTGAGACTAGAAATGCCACCGACTGCGTAATGGCTTTATGGTTTGCAGTTA